CCGCGTTTTAATGCCAGTATCCTTCAATAGACTTGATGATACTTCCAAAATTTCACGTTCATCAATTAGCTTATATTTTTCCTTAATACCTCTAGCTAATTCATCTTTGTGTTGTTCAATCTCAATTTCGGAAATGTCAATCTGACTTGTATTAGCTCGAATCGATTCGATTTCAACTTTAAGTGTTTTGATACTATTGTTCCATGAACGAATATCAGTGTTGTTGTTTGTAATCTTATTATTCAGTTTTGTAATTTGTGAATTGATCTCAGAGATTTCTTCAATTCGAGTATTGATAGATTGAATTTCAGTCTCAAGTGTTACAAGAGCATCATTAATTTCTTTTGTTTTACTGTCTCTGACTTCAATAGTCTTTGACTTAAAGTCGTGATCAATACCTTGCTTACATGTAGGACAATTGTCGTGATCGTGAAAGAACTTAATTTCTCTTTTAAGATTCTTGATCTTTGTTTCAAGTTGAGATTCTAATTCGATCAACTTGCTTTTCTTTTTGATGATTTTATCACTGTCAGCAATGCGTGAGTTTAATTCTTCAATCTCACTATTAATCTTCTCTACATCAGATTCAGCAGTATCGATTTTGATTTGAAGTGACTCAATTAATTCTTGCTTATTCAGAACTAATGACTCATTGTTTGTCTTTAGTGATTCGATGTGCTTTTTCTGTAGTTCGATCTTTTGTTCGATAAGTTCAATCTTATAATCAGCATCACGCAATGCAGCTTTATTATTGTTTACCTTATCCCTGAGAAGAGTATTCATTACAGAAAAGATTTGAATATCAAGAAGATCTTCAATTACCGAACGTCGTTCACCTGCAGAAAGTTGCATAAATGGAACATAGTTAGCGGAACCAAGAATAACAATCTGACCGAATGACTTATGATTCATTTTGAGAATAGTCTTCTCAAGCATTTCCTGATATTCACGAATATCAGAATTCTGATTGATCATTGTTCCATTAAGGTAGATTTCAAAAATACCTGGCTTAATACCACGACGAATCATGTACTCTTTTTTGCCAATGGAAAATTCTACTTCTACAAGTAGACCTTTACCAGTGATACTATTTAGCAACTGAGGCTTATTGATGTTACGAAATGGTTTACCGTAAAGAACAAAGGAGAGAGCATCAAGAATAGTTGACTTACCTGCTCCATTTTCGCCAACAATTAATGTTGACTTTGACTTGTTTAATTTAATTTCAGTAAACTGATTACCAGTAGATAAAAGATTCTGATATCGTAAAGTTTTAAAATAAATCACTTAAGATCATCCATTAATTCTAGGTTTCGGTGTTCATATCCAACTGTATATGCTGCCTTAAGCCATTCAACCATCCGATTATATGAGCCTTGAACTCCATCTTTATGATGATCAAGATCACCAAAGAATCTTTCGTTCCGAGTTGAAAATAATTCAACTTCATTAAACCATTCTTCAAATGTCATAAATTACTCCACAGTTAGAGCTTCTGCATACAGATCCGTTAGGAATTTATCAAGCTTATTCTTGTCAATCTTGGATTCAATATTGCTGCTAAACTTACGTAAAATAGTTAGCGTGTCTTCTGCTTCGTCGACAATATCGGAATCATCTTCTAGATTGAGATTGAGATTATCTTCAACTACTTGGAGATCAAGCACACCACACTTTTCAAGTTTGCTAATGTACATATCAAACCAGTATGGATTGTTCTTGTTGTGAATGATTACCTTCACATACGAGCCACGAAGCTCTTCATAGTTGAGATCCAACACAGTATCCATATCGTTGAGTGAGTCATCGTAATGGATCTTATGGAACATCTTATACCGATTCTGGATAAAAGTCAACTCTCTTGTTTCGGTATCGAAAATATGGAAGCCGCGTGGATCATTCCAATCGCTCCATGTAATCTCGTATGGAGCACCGAGATAGTGAATATTACCACGAGACGATTTATGATGGAAGTGACCTGACATAACAGCATCGAACTTCTCAAAAATCTCAGTACCAAAGCCGTGATCATTTACGGAACCACGATACATCTCGAAGCCTGCAATTTCAAGATGGCCAAATAGAATCTGAGCTTTAGTTGATTCGAGAAACTTCATCGACTCATCATAATTACCAGAGCAAATCCAAGGTAGAAATGCTATTTCGGTATTATCAAATACAACAGATTCTGGGCCTGAATAGTAGAAAAGATTCTTCTTATTGTGCTTCGAATGGTGAAACAATTCATTCATACAATTGACATCATTAGTATTCTTAAACGTACAATCATGATTACCTATAATCACATGCAGAACGATATTGTTTGCTGCACATTTATCAACAAATCTACGAAGATGACCAGCAGTAACAAAATTTATATATTTTCTTCTATCACAAATATCTCCTAAATGAACAATAGTATTGATATTATGTTCTTTAAGATATGGAAAAAATTGATTATCATAAAACATATTGAAATATTCTGCGAATGAATTATTATCATTCCTAGCGCCCCAATGTGTGTCAGTTATTAAAGCCAAACGCATTTATTTTTCCTCACTAATATATTTCCATTCTGGATATTTTTCTAATCTACATCGTCTTCGTATATTTACAGGATGTATATTCAAATGTTTTGATGCTTCATATGCATCATTAAAAACAATACCTTCAATATATACTTTTTGAATATTAGTCTTCGGTTTTCTTTTTATTTTATCCTTAGAACCTTTAGATCTGCCAGGACAATATCGTGTTAACATTGATTCAGAAGGATTTTCCCAGCTCTTTTTAGCTATATCAGAAGATAAGAGTTTATTTCTCTCAATTAATCTTTCTTTTTTTAATTTACCTTCTTCACTATTCCAAAAATTTTTGGTTTTTTCTGATAAAGTCCTTTTAGTTTCTTCTGTTCTAGGTATAGAAACCCAGCCGGTTGTAGCAATAGACTTATTAAAGTATTCTATATTATTCTTAACATTTAAATCTATATGAAGAGTTTTTTCTTTTTCCACTAGAATTTGAGGCGTAACATCACCACAATTTTCTAATATTTCAAATTTAAAGTTATGCTTATTTTTACTTATTTCATACTTCCACCATTTTGATATTGATAAATCTTCTGTGAACCAATCTTTTTGATTGGAAGAAGGTGATCCAAAATAATTACCTTTATAATTATACTTGGATCCTATATAATAGTAAGGAGGAGTTTTATTTTCTAAATGTGGAAGATATGTAATTTTATAAAGAATGTTCATAAATAGTGCCTAAATTTATTACCATGACACTATTTATAAAAACACATATTTCACTTACGATACTTTCTATTATAGGTTGAAATTGAAGATTCACAAGCTTCTTTAATCTTAGTAAGAGTCTGCATATTATTAAACTTCACCACTTCAGGTGTAGAAGGATCTAGCATTGAAGTGATTGTCTGTTGAATAATAGGTGGAAGCATATCATACTTCATCTGAATCTCCCATAAACTTTTCAATACCCTTTTTCTTTTTTGGGGTTTTAGGTTCTTTTAATTTATCAAACTTCTCGATCAGATCATTAGAACGACCATCATTCAGATGAACATAGACCGCATTAAAGTGTGCTGCATCATCAGATGACATATCAACCAGAGTATTCATAACAGATGAGTTAATAAGACTCTTTTGCTTGATGTACTGTTGCTTCTGCTCACGCTGAATTCGTCTGAGAAATGCATAATAGATGATTGTTGTAAAGTAAGCAAATGGATTTTTTGACTTGTCTGGGTCAAAGTTATGTAGATAGGTCAGACAGTTTTCAATTCCATCTGAAATCATTTCATCCTTATATGAATAACCTGCGAAGTTAGGCTTTGTAGCAAGTCGTGTAGCAATAAGGTAGATTGTCTTTCCTACATATTCAGGGATTCTAGGTAGATCTTTATCCTTAAGTCCCTGTTCTTTTGCTTCATTTAGCTTATTTAGATAAACGATCATTTCAGTATATAGTTTTTTATTATCTACATAATGAGTTCGTTCTTTTGGCTTTTTATAAGCTTCAGTGTTTTTTGGTAGATCTTTGTTTGTATCGGTTAAAGACATCTTCAAGTTCACTTTCTTTTAAAGTATCCATATATTGCTTGTAATAGTTGACAAGCTTTTCTGTTGGAGTACATACCATTATAACATGCTTTGGATTAAATGTAAATACCTCATCTTCGACCCACGTCATAAAAGGTGTAAATTTCAATAGGTTATACCCACGCTCATCATATGCTTGTGTGATTTCAACTGCATTTAATAGAGTTATGTAATCTACCAATGATTCAACTTCACCAATTACTTCTTGTCCTGAAACTAGTCTTAAACTTACATATTCTTTCATAGATTCACCGTAATGATGTCATATTCAAATTTTTCTTGATCATAAATTTTTGTTCGTTCCATGAAGTGCTTTAGAGTATAGTTCTGATGTGACTTGTAAGATAAATCGTCAACGAGATCATATAAGATTGCTTCTTCCTTTTCTTTGTGCATACGTAACATACGGCCAATAGACTGTAGAACTTTAATCTTGGATTTTGATGGCGATGCTGCAATCATATGATGAAGCTTATTAATGCTCACACCAGTTGATGTAGTACCCAATGACGCAATTAGTGTTGCATTGTGTTCATCTTCAATAGCATGACGAATTCGTTCTCTTTCTTCGCCTTTTACGGATCCATCGATATAAAAGACATTATTGTTGGTCTCTGATTTAATAGAATCGAACAGTATTTTGCCATGATCAATGATTCTGAAGAAGAGGAGCTTATTTCCTTTGAGGGATAAAGTAAGCTTTTTAATAAACTTGTTTCGTTTGTCGTTGTTGACGAGGTAGTCGATTTCCTCTTGGTATGTTTTTGATCGTACTGTTTTGCATTCATCGACTGAGTATTTAAGAACGATGCATTTGATTTTAAGCTTTGCGACATATCCTTGATCCATAAGCTCTCTAGTAGAGATTGATTTATACTTCGGACCAAAGAGTCCCTCAATTGTTGCTTCATTGAGTGGGTTGTTGTTAGACAATGTTCCTGTAGTACCGAATCTGTATCTACAAGTTTCCAAGCTGGTAAGTATCTGGATGAGACTGGTTGCTTTTGCTCCGTGTGCTTCGTCTCCAAAAACATAGCCGAACTGAGAGTACCATTGCTTTGGCATTTTTGATTTGCCATTGTTGAGAGACTGCCATGTTGTGATGACGACATCGGCATCAATGTCATTAGACTTTGATAGACCTCCAATGCTTGTGGATATTTTTCCGGTATAGCCATAATCTCTAAAATCACTTTCCATCTGTGAAACAAGACCAATAGTAGGTACGATAATAAGTCCCTTGAATTGCTTATACCACTGGGATATGACGTAAATCATCATTGATTTACCGCTTGAAGTAGGACTCAATAGAGTACGCTTACCAGTACGTAGACATTTCAAAATTGATTCAAACTGATAATCACGTTCCTGGAACTTGTCGGGGATATTCAGAGATTTAATATGAGTACGAAGTTCATCTTCTGTTATATTTTGATATGTAAGTTCGTCATCAAATGAAAATGAATAGCCTCTGGCATCACAGAACTTTTTAATTCGTTGTGCCAAACCAGCATAAATTAAGCCTGTAAGACTATTTAGCAATCTGATCTTGCCGTCCCAAATTCTAGCTTTAAACTTAGGACTGAATTTATAATTCTCAGCAAAGTACGTAAAATGTTCCGATAGTTCCATCATAATTGATGGTTCGGCTATTACTTTTACG